TAAAATACATGACAACAGTATAGAAGAAATAAAGCATGAAAAAACAGAAAGGCAGTGACACCCTTGAATTATTATCGGTCAGGGTAACGAAGTTCCAAATAGAATATTTGAAGATACATAAAGAGTTGACCGGCAACAGTCCTGGGGACGTTATTAGAATACTTTTAGATTATTATATATCAATAGGGGAGAGCGATGACAAAAAGTAACATAGATACAAAAGAATCTATTGGTAAAGAAATGATTCTTTGGATGCCTCACGATGTTCAATATTGTTATACGCTTAACGCTTATGCGCTGCAGAAAGGATTAATAACCGAGCCAGAAGCCGTAGAAGTAAAGAAACAGCTTGATGAATATTACAAGATAGAGCAGCCTACGGAAAAACCCATGAATAAGTACATGATGGAAGTATTCAAGATTCATGGCTTTTCATATGCTAAGATACTCTGGAGGATTATAAACCAGTTTCCTAGTCATAATACGGGGCCGGTGCGTAATATGGAGCTTATACCCGATCATAACAAGATTATGCAGGAAACAAAGATCGACAGCGTAGGATATTACAAATTCGTAAACGATATTCTTAAAGATGGATATTTGTCTAAACGTACGGAAGATAAGCGCGTGATTTACAAGATTAATTTTAACAAGCTGGCTGGAATCTGTGAGTAGTGTATCCTTTTGTATATACCTTAAAGTCAAATCGTCCTACTCAGCTCATAGCCATATATTCAAGGCGTTGCCCAAGAATTGCCCTATATGCGGAAAGAAGACTATACTAAATGGGGATATAAAACCGAGGGATTACCGAGAATGAACGAACAGAACTTAAAACCACCATTTCAGAAAGGGGTAGTACATAATCCGAACGGACGCCCGAAGGGGGCAAGCCTTAAAACGCAAGTACAGACGCTGTTTGTTGATATGATGGCGGAACCTGTTAGACATGGCGGAAAGCAGGTTCCGTTTTTACAGGCATATAAAGCCGAGTTTCTAAAATCTGCAATGGATGGCACGTGGGCATCAAGAATATTATGCGAACGTCTTTTCAGTGAAAATATACTTGATAACATAGACAAATCCCTAAATCGTGACATGCGAGAGAATGAAGATTTTCAGCATTACCGAATTATGAAAAAAGGGCATGGAATCCAGCAGAAGATACTACTTGATAAATCTAGGAATATTTATGAAATGGCTGGTCGGCGGGCTGGCAAAACGGAAGGGAATATACTCAAAGCGGTAGATACTGCAATACTTGATAATAATAATGTCCTTATAGTCTGCTTGACTTACGAAACAGCCATAAAACTATATTGGAAAGGCACGATAGAGCTGTTTGAAACCTTGGGCTATGATATAGCCTTACAGAACCGAACGGAAGGACTGATACAACTTGCCAATGGTTCTGCCGTATCCATGAAGGGAAATAATTCAGTCACCGACCGTGAGAAGTTTCGGGGTCAGCACTGGGATTTGGTTATCATTGACGAAGTTCAAAGTCAATCGGCCTTGCCATATCTCATAAACGATATTATAGAGCCGACATTGATAGACAAGGCTGGTACGCTCATGCTTACAGGTACAGGGCCTAGGGTTCGCGGAACATATTGGGAAGAACTATGGACAAACGGAAAGAATGCAAGTCGATACAACTGGAATCTTTCAATCAATCCTTTTATAAAGAACTATGAAAAAGTATTAGATGAAGTGAAAGAAGCAAAGGGCCTAACTGATTCGAGCCCTTTATTTCAGCGAGAGTATCTAGGTATGTGCGTCTATGATGATGATGCTATGGTATACCGGCTTACTGCGGACAATTACTTTGATGATATTGACATGACGGCATGGATAAGTTCGCAGCCTAGGTCTGACATCAAGTTCACGTCCGGACTTGATTACGGATTTTGTGATAGTGATGGGTTTGTCATTATTATGTTTTCAACGTCAAGAACGGAACGGTTTATCATTTTTGAGCATAAGGGAAACCGTACTGGAGTTACAGAACTAGCAGATAAAATAAAGGCTGGTATCAAGTATGTGGAAGAAAGCAGTATATTTTCTAGCATTCCAGAAAAGCATTTTTATATATATTCTGATTCTGGCGGTGCTGGCAAAAAGATATCGTTTGAGCTTTCACAGCAATTCGGATTGCCTTGTCTGGATGCCTACAAATCAAATAAAGATTTTGCTATTGAAATATTGCAAGAGGAAGTACGGAAGGGCCTTGTAAAAACAAGAACCGGAAGTGTGTTTTCGGATGAAGCCTTAAAAACCGTATGGGCCAGAAACGAAAAGGATGAACTGACTCGCCAGATTGATGACAATACTTTCCATCCCGATCTGTTGGATGCTATACTGTATTCTCTTCGTTTCGTATGGCAAAACTATACTAAAACAGAATAATTAAACTTTTTACGTAAAATCAATTAAATACTCTCATTTCCAATGACTATATATATATGAACGTTAAAGCATTGTATGACGCATATAAAGCCATTGTAGAAGCCGAACGCAAACAAAAAGCCCTAGATCAAATGTCCGCAGAGGTGATTAATTACGGTATAATCCGTGATTTAATCAATTCGGCCTATCATGGCGTCGTGATCACCGTGACATTTAAGGACGGAACTAAGCTAGATATTGAACGTAAAGACGCCTATGACAGGGCGCAAAAATCATATACTGAGGCTTTTTGATGAAACTCCCCCGAACGCTTGAATATATACAGAAAGATATGGGAAATATGGAGGGCTTTCTTGCCCGCCGAGATGTGAAATACCGGAGAAACTACAATCGGTATTATAATAATTACAACCGCATGGAAGATATACACAATGTATACGGCAATGTTCTAGCCTATTATACACAACAGGATGAAGAAACCGGAAACATTCCATACATGAATATCCTTCGATCGGCAGTTGATACTACAGCATCTAAACTGTCACAAACCAAAGTGAGACCTTTTTTCAATCCTGTATTGGGAACGTATCAAACGACAAAGACTTGCAGAAACGCACAGATATACTTTGATGAATTCTTTGACTCCCAGGACGTATACAAGAAGGCTATTAATTCAATGACCGACGCCCTTGTGTTTGACATGGGGAGTCTATGGATTGACGACGAAACAAAGTCAATCATAAAGATTAGTCCGTGGGAGTTCTTTTTCGATGCTTCAGAAATGAACATAGGGCATTTAACCAGATGCGAAATCCGCCGCCGCCAGTATCCGCTTATTGCCTTACGTGACATAATCAAAGATGGTTCGGAATATGGCAGAACTTTGCTTGAAAGCCCGAATGCTTATTGTGATTATCGCATCTATTTTGATCTTATCAATAAAATGCAGTATAAGTTTATTGGCACAGAATTAATTGCCAAACGCCCTATAGATTATGAAGTTGCGCCGGTTGTCTGGATTTATTATAAAGACCCATTGAAAGGCGCTTTTTCCGATAGCATGATAGATGTCATTTATCGCATACAAAAAATGGTAGACGATTTGACTTATAAAGTAGCAACAGCCGCCAATCTATCGCCGGCAAACATTGTATTTGTGCCGAGAGGATCGGATATAAAGACCTCCATGATAGCAGCCTCAAGGATAGGGGACGTATTTGAGTATTCGCTTAATCCTAACGGCGGAAGCCCGATATCGGTTGTAACTCCTCCGATCATTGATCCTATGTATCTGCAGCTTATGGAAATGTTTGAACAGAAAGCTTACAACATGATTGGCGTTTCGCAATTGTCAGCACAGACAAAGAAGCCGTCCGGACTCAATTCTGGCGTAGCCCTACAGACATTGGAAGATGTTGAAAGCGAACGACACAATGTAATGTTGACAAATTATATCCGTTTTATGAAAGACCTTGCAGAGAAAATGATCGCAGTATTTCCCGAGAATGATGATCTATTACCGAAACGTCGTGCGCGTTCTCCGATTACCTGGAAAGATATCAAGAAAGAAAGAGAAATGTTCAACATCCAGTATTCGGCCAGTAATTCGCTTTCAAAAGACCCCGTTACAAAGATGCAACAGATTGAAAAGTTGATTGCCATGAAAGTAATTGACCCGTCCGTAGCGTCATCCTTGCTGGAGATGCCCGATCTTGAACAGGCTTATAGCATTACTACAGCATCATACGACATGAACGAAAAGACTATCGAGCGCGTAATAGAAGATGGCCCAGGCCCCGATGGCAAGTTCCACTTCTTTGAAGTGCAAAATATCCAAATGCTTTTTAACCAATCTATCAATACTCTTTTCCGTCTAGATGCCAATGATGAAAAACTCCCCTTGCTTCAGAACCTTACTGGATTTATCAATCAGTTAAAAGGGATGATGGACGATATCAACGCAGAAATGCAGCAACCGGCACCCCCTGGACCAGTAGAACCTCCTCAAACAATGGGGCCGACAGGGAATATACCGCTAGAAGCGCCTGTTTAGAAAACGATGACTATATATAGGAGTGTAAAAGATGAGTGATATACATGGCGACGAACAGCAGGATACTGCAATGTTGGAACCGATTGTAACCGTAATTAAACAGATTCTTGACAAAATGGCGGCAATGGATGAAGAGATTTCCGCGCTCGGCAAGCTGGTTAATGAGGAAATTATCGGTGGTATTACAAACCTGTACAATTCAAAACAGCGGTCGGCTGGAATTGACGGATTGCAGGAAAAATATGGCCCCGTAATGGGACAGTATAAGGACTTTTATCAAGACCTTAAACAGGACGGCGACATTTACGGAGACTTATATGACGATCTTGATGAACTCAAGGCGTCAAGTGCCGACTGGAATGATGAAGCCGAGGCGTCAAGGGTGAATGAGCTTGCAGACATGCTAAAACAGAAGCTGGAAAGCATGAAGGGGCATATCGGCGGAATGTCCGAACAGGGTTCGCCCGATAGCGGTGCCGTCAGTATCGAGGTGGGAGTAGCGAAACCTGGAGAGGATGCCAGCGCAAACTCATTGATAGAGAAGATACGCCAGATGAAAAAGAAAACTGGCGACGTAAAGTTTTAAAGGAGAAATAAAAAATGCCCGTAACAAGTGATGCCGGTCTATTGTCCGTCTTTAAAGAGTGGTACACTGATTCCGAAATGGAACAGGTACTTTGGCGTGCAAGCCCTGTTCTGCGCCAGATCAAAAAGAATCGTGTCGGAGGCAAGACCTACAATTTTGCCGCTAATTATGGTTCAGGCGGTGCCGCAGCCGGTGATGCAACTGTCGCCGCAACCAATGCCGCAAACGGTACGTCGAAATCAGCACAGTTCGCGTGTACTCCAGGACAGCTTTTCAGCATTTTCAATGTTGGAGCACAGGAAGTACTGGCCTCTGAAAACATTCGCGGTGCATTCGTGCCCGTGCCTGTTATTAAAATGTATGATGGTACTGCAGCTTTCCGACGCCTGTTCGCAACCGCGCTTTACGGTATGGGATTCGGTGAGGTAGGAAATGCCGCCGTAATAACTACTGTTGTAGGATCAAACTCCCTTGACTTGGGACAGTTTTCAACTGTAATCAAGCTGGATATTGGTTCTGTATTTATCGCAACCAATGGAGCGCTTCCGTCGAGTACGGCAAGAACTTCGGTTAATACCGTAACCGCTATTCAGAGTAACATCGTAACCTTTACCGCAACTGCTATAGAAACATGGGCGGCTACGGACTGGCTTGAGATTCAGGGTTGCCGATCTGGTACAACTCCCTTGCTTCCCATCGGTCTTATGGGATGGTTGCCGTCTCTCGCTTCCAGAACGGGCGCTTCGTGGACAACCTATATCGGAACCACTTTCTATGGCGTAGACCGTTCGGTATTCCCCGACAGACTCGCAGGAGCATATATTCAGCGCGTAACCGGTACTGAAAAGTTCTCCGATTGTCTCGTCCGCGGTGTCAAGGCTGTCCGCAATGCTGGCGGAAATCCGACATGGTTGGTTATCAATCCTGACGATTATGCGACCGTCATGACAGAAATCAGCGCACAGACAACGTACTTCCAGGATACGACTGTTGCATCGAAAGGCAAGACTAATGAAATTGTTCGCGGCCTTGCGGACAGCAAGTATATGTTCTCTACGTCGTTCGTGGACAAGGTATATGACGATCCGTACTGCCCGCGCTTCATTGCGTTTATCATTGACGAAGAGTCAATTGAATTTGCAATGTTGTCGAACGGAGATACGCCTGTCAGTGATGGAATCACTGGCGCTGCGCCTGGAAGTCAGCCTATCAACGGCGTTTCCACTCCGGACATGAAAGCCAATTCCTACGGGTTCATCATTGATGATTATATTACCATCCAGCCGGGTTCTCTCGCCGCCGGCGGCCCTGTTCTGCAGGTAATTCTGCAGCTCTATGGTACGTTCGCGATTCGTGGTCCTGGACATAATGCTGTAATCAACTTCGTACAGGCAACGCTGTAAAATAGCGCTACTGATACTCAGGGCAAGTCTTAATCGGCTTGCCCTTTTTTGTATACTTTTCCATTTTCCAATGACTATATATATGTAAGTTGATTCAATAATCAATAATCGGTCAAGTTTAGAGGTGTTTAATGTTAGCAAGTGACCTTATAAAGCGGGCAAGATCGCTTTCAGATACCCCGAACAGTCTTTTTATCTCTCATTCCGACGAAATTAACTCACTTTGGGAATCTTGGAAGGATATATATGAGCAGATAACTAATTCCAGCGATGATTATTTCATAACTTCCGTAATTTTGTCGACAACTGGAGCGACTCAATTGGGAAATAATGAATGGGAATTAACAATTCCATCAGATGTATATAAGATTCGCTTCATTGACTGGCAAAACAACGGACGTTGGGAAAATATGACAAAGTTTAATACCAATAACCGCAATAAGTTGTATGGAAGCCCTCAATATCGCTGGAGAGGCCCGAAACTTTGGATAATCGCATCATATTTACCTCAAACAATACGCATAGACTATTATCCTCCGCCTATCATGCCGTCAACGCCTGAGAATATGTATCAGTATCTTTTGACCCTTCCGCTATATTCAGTTTCTACAACGGTTTCGGGGCCACAATTTTATTCAAGCAAAAATCAAAACCTGTCAGATAATACCGATCATATGTTATATGCTTTATCTGGAACTTCTATCAGATCAGAAAGTGCTACGCTTAATACGAATATTGCCTTGTATACGTCAACGCTTATTTCCGGAGTACAATACAATGCTGGTTTTATTTACTGGCTTGAAAATAATGCAGTTTGTAGATCAAGCACGGACAATGTTTCTACACTGACCAAAACAGTTATATCAAGCGGGACGGTTCTCAATTTCTCAATTAGTAATAATTTTTTATACTGGGCAACCTCTTCCAATACATATAAGGCCGCACTTGATGGTAGTGGCCCTGTAAGCATATATGCATATACTACAGATCATGTATGCACTATCGGTACCGATGTTTACTATATCAGGGCAGGAGTTATTTACAAAAATGCTGTTTCTTTGGTAATCAATTCAGCTTCAATTACAACCGATGGGATATATTTGTATTATCTCGATTCCCTGGGGAATGTTCATAAGTATATCGGCACAACAGACATAATAATTAAAACGGCAATTATATTTCTGGGTTCATATCAAGATAATTTTCTTTCTGTGATAACAACCAAATATGAGGTGCAGGCTATTTCCGTGATTTCCGATACTGATTTTATTTATCCTGTCAATGAAGCGAATGAAATACTTGCCTATCAATGTGCTATCGACTTCAAGAGAAAGCAGAACGGAGATATAACATTACTTGCATCAAGGCAATCAGAAATACAAAACAGATTGATGTCAGTACTTATACGTGACTCTTATCAGCCCGAACGTCGTACTCCGGAATCATCTAATTATTGGAATTAAGGGGAAATAATGTCAGACCAAAGTTTTGAAGTTAATCTTAAACAAAGCATAAACGTAGACACAATAAGCGAGGACTTCAAATCCTTTGGTGACATCAGCGCTCCATTAATTACCAATACAGGAATTGAAAGAAATGGCGGAATCACAAATATTTACGAAAAACAAACCGATTACGGTACAG